GTCAACACGTTTTAAACCAGTCAACATATCAAAAAATCGACCACAATATGCATGCTCACCTACGTGAGTTATATAGTCCATTGCATAGATGTATACCTTACCAACTAAATCAGTCCATCTTTGACAAAAACCAAAGTCTTCACCAAAGTACCTTTTAGTCTCTACATCATGTAAAGTATCAAATAAATTGTAAAAGTTTTCTTTTTTAACTTCTTTACCATTGATCACAGTTGGTTGATATATCTCTAATTCTGGATGTTTTTCTATAAGTTTTTCTATAACTGTTCTTTTAATTAACATACAGCCTGTAGGAGCGTGAGTTACTTCCATAATACCATTATCTAAAATTAATTCATTCTTACCAATTTTAATTGGATACATATAACCTGCAGGTAATAAATCTTTTTCAGTTTTTACCATATCTGTTTTATGTATTTTTTTCCACATTCTATCTGTATCAAACATTTTCATTGGATAAGGACAGGCTATAATATCTTTGTCTGCTTCTAACATTTTAAATATAGTTTCTGCGTTAAAATCTATATCAGAATCAATAAATAATAAATGATCGTAATGATCTTTATGGTTTAAAAATTCTGCTACACATAAGTTTCTACCTTGTGTAACCAACGATGATTTTAATAAACTAAAACTTACTAATATATTTCGTTTCATACATTCTAATTGAAACTTCAATACAGCTTGTGTGTAATGCATAGACACATCACTATGACAAGGAGTACATACCATTATTTTATAGGGTATATTTTTTTTACCTAAATTTACTTCTGTATAATTAGAGTCTATTTTACTATGTTTTATAGTTTGATAAGTATCTTCGTTAGCAGTCGTTGTTTTATCTTGATTGAACCAAATAGGTTTATTGTTTTGCATTTAATGCTCCTTGTAAAAATCTAGTCCAACTTATTGATTTAGCATTCCAGTTATAAAATCTATTCACATAATTTCTTTGTACTTTTAAATGATCATTAATTCCATCTACTTCTAAAGATTTAGCAGCGACTTCTATACCTTCTGCAAATCGTCTAGCTAAACTATGATAATCATTTGAATATGGAATATACATCGGAAACTCTGCACCTGTTTCATATAAAGCACCAAAGTTTGTAGTCACACAATATAAACCTGCAGCCATTGCTTCTAATAATGATATGCAAAATGTTTCTTCCCAAATACTTGGATAGACGAATAGTCTATAATCTTTTAAATGTTTTTTAATATATTCGTTTGGTTTGTAGCCAATATAATTTACATTTGGTAATTGTCTTGCTTGATCGTAAAGTGGTTTATATTGATCATCTGTTTGATCATAAAAACTTTTACCATATACTTCTGTTGAAGAATATACATCTAAACTTATTAATGGATTCTTAACTAGTTGCATTGCACCTAACAAAACACTTAATCCTCTCCAAGGTGTGCAGTGATGTATAATTTTTATCGGATCACCTTTTTTATATGTAGTTGATATAGGTTCAATAGTATCTACACCGTTTTTAATAACTAATGATTTCTCTAATGGTATATCAAACATCATTCTAAATTTTTCAAAGGTCCAGTTAGAGTTAAATACATACCAATCATACTTATCGTGATTAGATTTATCTTTAAACCATGGAGCCAGATTTGGTTGATCATATGAATTCTTTTGCCAAAGAATATTTATTTTATCTTTAGATAGTGGAATAGATTCCGGTACCGATGTACAGATCTGAAATTGATCCAATAGTTTTGAATCAACGTGTTTTCTTAAATATTCAAATTGAAGCTCTGTTCCGCCTCTAGGATTTTGGTTTGTCATTTTTTTGATTCATTACTTTCTGAAATACTTGTAGACCTTTATTAGTAACTTGCACTGTAACATCTTCTACAATGTCAGGTCCTTCTATTTTATCTTTTGATATTTCTCCTGTCTTCGTATTTCTGTATGTGGTTATAGTTGTACACTCTATTTTTGGTATGTCTTTATCCATTCTGATCTTCTCTACTAATTTCTAATATTGATAGTGTGGCACTTATAGCAGATGTCGTAGAAGATTCAATAGCAATTGAATCATTTTCTTCTAGAATAATAGGTCCTTTTGCCAAATTACAAATAGTAGGGCCGCTTACAGAAGCATATGCAACAACAAAAGAAGTAGATGCAGAGTTGTCTGTTACATGAGTTTTAACTACTTTTGATCCTGATTCATTAGTTACTTGTATATTTTGTATAATTGCATTTGCATTACTTGGACAAGTATAAGTAGTAACAGCTGTAGTAACCGTTGGATCATAGAATGCGTTTTTATATACGTTAGCCATTTGTCGTATCGTACCATTTTATTGAACCAATAACACCATCATTATTGGATGCACCTTTAGCACATAAAGTTAGTGTATCGGATGCACCTGCTATTGTTTGTCCAAGTTGATATTCAAAATTAAAACCATCTCCAAAGTTTTCAATAGAAACCCCTTTACCTGATAAATAAGTTCTATTTATAATAGTCCCGCCTGTAATAGTTGTAGTACCAGTTAAATCATATTCTATATTATCAGAATAACTTGTATATGAAAACGCTGTTGACGGAGTTGCGTTTTGTCTTAACTGTACTTCAAAATCAGAGTTAGATACAGCAGAAGCTAGAAAACCTTGAGGAATAATAAGTGCGTAAGGTCGTCCTGATTTAATTCTAATAGTTGCTAAATTATAAAATGTACCAGCTGTTGTTAAATTCACTCCATTTAATGAAGCAGTTCCAACCGATTGAATAATTCCTTGTGGAGAATAACCACCTTCAATCATACAAGAAGAACATACTTGTTGTAATACAGCTGCACCAGATATCGTTCCTGTAGTTTCTATTTCATATCGAATAGGTAAGTTTGCAGTTTGCATATAAACAGTATCTAAATTATTAGCATTATAAAATGTATGAGCAGTTATAAATTTTCCATCTATAACAAATCCAACTCTAACACTTCCCATACCCAACCATTCATAATCCGTAAATAAAATAGTTGCTTTAGTTGGATCGAGTGTATAACCAGAAGCTCCTGTTCCATCTAACTTATCACCATTCCAAGATGATTGGGCAACATCATTATCTACAGCAGAACCTGTTACATAAGTTCTTCTTACAATCTGATAACCAGTTCCCGTATCTTCAAAAAAGATTCCATTATTTGCATCAAAACTTCCAACACGTTGTTCTAATCCAGATTCTTGTGCGTTCATTACAAATGTATTAAATATAAATAATGATTTACCTGGTTGATAAGACATAACTCTTTTGGATTGTCTTATAACTTTATCGCCACTAGCTGTAGTTACATTTAAATTAACTGTAGATTTATTTGCGGTATAAGTAACTGTTCCTGATCCTGTTAAGTCTTCATCAAAGAGATTATTCTTTGACATTACATTTGTACTATCAAAAATAGTAAATGGATTGGATACTCTTAATCTTCCAAATGCATCATAAGCATTTGATCCATTTCCACCACCAATAACTGTTGGTTCAACGTTTACATTATTACATGAACTCATTAGCAACCAAACCTTGAATTAAACCAAGTAAATCTTTCTAATTCTTTTCTTAAATCATCTTGATATGAAAAATTTAATTCAGTTTTAATTGTATCAACTGCACGGAGAATTTGTCTTTGGTTTTCAACATCATATTCTTCTTTAGGTTCTGGTATGTATGAAGTTATTCTAGCCATTATCTTCTTCCGTCTGGTTTAATATCTACTCTTAATGTTCCATAACGCCAAGTCTCACCTATAGCATCATTTTCTATTTTAATTGCAAGTAGTCTTCCTCTAGCTCTAGTGTCTACTTTATCAGTAGAATTGGTAATTGTAAATGGTCCAAGAGGTGAACTAGATGCTGTATTACTTGGATAGTTGTTTAATAATAATGTTACTTTTGAATTACCTGTTAATACTTTAAAGTCTGGTATAAATCGTTTCATAGACATAATAAACTCACCATCACCTCTTAAATCAGCAAGACCTGTTGTCTGACCCAAAGCACTTTGTCTACCAGATATATCAAAATCACCTGATTGTATAAAGGCATCAATTGATGTTGTACCACTGCTATTGACTTGATCGGTTCCTAATTCATGAGCGTAATAAGTAGTTGCTCCATATAAATTAGTAACACCTTGTATTGAAAAATTAGGTGTAGCAGTGCTGTCATATTCAGTTGCATAAGGTAAATCAAATACACCTGCATCAAAGTAAGAAGTTCTAGCTAATGAAGAAGTAGTCCAAACTTGTTCTCCATAATTATAAGTTACGCATCTATCTATTTGTGTAGAACCTGCTTTTGGATAAAACCAATTAACTTCATTATACAAAGTATTATGTTCTGCATAAACTGTATCAGAAGAATTAAAATTAAGTCCTAAGTTATCCCCATTAGTTGTAAATACAAAGTCTTCTACTAAACAAGGTATGGCTTTTACTGTACCATCGTAAACAAAAAATCCACCTTCACCCGACATCCAAAATACAGCACCGTTAGAATAACTAAGTGCATGTTGGCCTATCAGTCCACAGTTTGTACCAACTTGTTTTACACTAAATGTAAATGGTGGACCAACAAATTGAATAACGTATGCTGAACTATCTGTTAATACTAATGTGTAATCTTTACCAGATACAGCTCCTACAATTTTATTACCTTTATCAACTCTAAAAGTTCCTGCGGT